ATTTCTTTCCAGGTTAGGCAAGCGCGGCAATTGCGAAGTCTCCGGCCGCCTCTGCTGGAAAGAAATCGAGACCCTGATGCTGTGGTCTCTCGCGACAGACGGCGAAATCCTCTACCGATTCCGCCCCGGCGCCGGGCCGTTCAGGATTCAGCTCCAACTCCTCGACCCAACGCTGCTTGACGTCACCGTGCGCCGCGAGTACCAGGGCCGCCGCGTGCGCATGGGCGTCGAAATCGACGACGACGGCAAGCCGGTGGCCTACTGGCTGCGCGCCGCGAAAGCCGGCGACCTGGGCATTGACTCCAGCACCGTCGGCGCGCATGTGCGCATCCCCGCCGAGCAAATCCGCCACCGCTTCCTGGTGGAGGAAGTTGACCAGATTCGCGGCATCCCGCAGCTCGCCATCGGCGCGCGCCGCCTGCACATGCTGCACGATTTCGAGGACGCCGCCGCCGTCGCCTGCTCGAACAGCGCCAAGCGCCTCGGCTTCTTTGTCAGCCCGAGCGGAGACGCGCCGCCCGGATTCGCCGATCAGATCGTGTCATCCGTCCTCGATGCCGCGCACGCCGCCGGCAAGGTGCTCACCCCGGACGAAATCCAGCAGATCACCGCCAGCGCCGAGAAATACACCACCACCGTCCCCGGCACCTTCGATACCGTGCCGACCGGCTACGATTTCCGCCAGTACGACAGCCCCTGGCCAAACATCGACTCGACAGAGTACGTCAAGAGCCAGGTGCGCGGCTGGTCAGCCGCTCAGGGCGCCTCGTATGTGTCGATCGGCAACGACCTCGCCGACGTCAATTACAGCTCGGCGCGCGTCGGCATTCTCGACGAGCGCGAGCACTACAAAGAGCTTCAGTCCCGCCTGATTTCCTGGCTGCACGAAGACGTTTTTGAAACCGTGCTCCCCTACCTCGCCGCGGCGACTCCCGGCCTGCAAGTCTCGAGAATCCCCGACTACCTCGCCGCCGCCACCTGGCAGGCGCGCCGCTGGCAGGGTATCGACCCGGTCAAGGAATCGCAAGCCGACGAGACAAACTTGCAAAACGGCCTGACCTCGCGCAGCCGAATCATCATGTCGCGCGGCGAAGACCCCGACGAGATCGCCGCCGAGCGCTCCGCCGACGTCGATCTTTTCGGCCCGCTGCCGACCGCCACGGCTGGCGCCTCCGCCATGGCCGCCGACCCGGCCGACCCCGCCGACCAGGCGGACAGCAAGCCGGCCGGCGGATCCCCGCGGCGAAATTTCTTGCCTATTCCAAACCTGCGCCCCGTTTGACAATCCCGCCATGACGACACAAACCGCCGCCGCCCAATTGTCCTCAGCCACCGCCAACGCCGCGCCGGCGCGCTCGCGAGTCGACGGCGCGCTGCATCGGCACCTGCCCGCCACGCTGTCCGTGCGCGAGATCGCCGACCGCGCTGCCGGCGACAATCGCTTGCACCTCACGCTGTCGGTGTCGTCCGAAATTCCGTATCTCCGTGATTCCGGATGGGAAGAGCCGTGGGTTGAAGTGCTCGGGCATGGCGCCGACGAGGTAGACCTGTCGCGCCTCAATGATGGCGCGCCCGTCCTTGCCAACCACGACCGATATACCGCCGTTGGCGCCACGCCGCTGGCCGGAATTGGCGTCGTTGACCGGACCTGGCTCGACGGCGGCAGGCTGTACGCCGACATTACCGTCAGCGGCCGCGATTCGCTCGCCGACCTACGCCAGGACATTGTCGACGGGCTGGTGCGCAACGTCTCCATCGGCTACCGGATTGAGGAGCGCATCCCGACCAAGGTCGTTGCCGGCGGACCGACAGAATACCGAGTCACCCGCTGGTCCCCCCACGAGGTTTCGCTTTGCGACATCCCCGCCGACGCCTCTGTCGGCATCGGCCGCGCCGCGGACGGCGCCGCGCCAACCCAACATCGCATCATCGCTATCGACCCACCGCCCGCCGAGGGCGCCACCACCAGGAGCCACACCATGGACCAAGCCACCGCCCCGGCGACCGAACCCGCCGTTACCAGCAGCACCAGCCGGCAGCCGGACGGCATCGAACTCGAACGCGCCCGCGTCCGCGAGATCACCGCCGTCGGCCGCCAATGGGATGTTCCCGACCTGGCCGAAAAGGCCATCGACAGCGGCATGGATGCCGACGTCTTCGCCACGCGCGTTCTCGCCCACCTCAAAGACACCGGGGCGCTGCGTGTTGCCGAATCGCCCGAGATCGGCCTGAGCACCAAGGAAGCCGAATCGTTCAGCTTCTGCCGCGCCATCCTCGCCGCCAGCGACCCGCACCACGCCGCCACGCTCGCCCCGTTTGAAATGGAGTGCTCGCGCGCCGCCCAAGACAAACGCGGCGACTCGCGCGACAAGATCCGCGAAAGCGCGTTGACCATCCCGGCGGACGTGCTCGTGCGCGGCATTCAGCTCAACGCCGCCGCGTCCCGCAGCGCGCAGTCGCTGTTGCTGCAGCGCGCCAGGTACGGCGGGGGCAATCGTGGCCACCTGATCGGCCAGCGCGACCTGACTGTAGGCTCATCCACGGCCGGCGGCAACCTGGTCGCCACCGAGGTTCTCGGCAGTGACTTCATCACGCTCCTGCGTAACGCCATGGTGCTGGAGCGGCTCGGCTGCACCTTCCTGACCGGCCTGAACGGCAATATCGCCATCCCCAGCCACACCGCCGCGGCGACTGGCTACTGGGTAGCGGAAAACGGCGCGCCGACCGAATCGGCGCAGACCGTCGGCCAGGTGACCGGCTCGCCCAAGACCGTCGGCGCCTTTGTCGACTACTCGCGCCGCCTGCTGCTGCAAAGCTCCATCGACGTCGAGGCTTTCGTGCGCGCCGACCTCGCCGCCGTCATCGGTCTCATGGTCCAGCTCGGCGCCATCAACGGTGCTGGCGCCTCGAACGAACCGACGGGCCTGCTCAATACGTCCGGCATCGGCTCCGTGGCCGGCGGCACCAACGGCCTCGCGCCGACCTACGGCAACATCGTCGACCTGGAAAGCGCCGTGGCCAACGCCAACGGCGATGTTGGCAGCCTCAAGTTCCTGACGAATACCAAGGTGCGCGGCAAGCTGCGCCAGACGCAGGTGTTCCCGAGCACAAATGGCGATCCGGTTTGGACATCGCCGCCAGGGTCGCGTGGCGACGGCAACGTGATCGGCCATGAGGCAATTTGCAGCAACTCGGTCCCGTCCAATCTCGTCAAGGGATCCAGCGGCTCGGTGTGCTCCGCGATCATGTTCGGCAACTGGATCGACCTCGTGATTTTCATGTGGGGCGGTCTCGACATCATGCTCGACCCCTACACCGGCAGCGCGGCAGGAACCAAGCGCGTGGTGGCCCTGCAGGACGTCGACGTTGGCGTGCGCCATACCGGCAGTTTCGCGGCGATGAAGGATGCGCTGACCACGTAATCGGTTCCCCGCCAGCCAGACGACCACGGCGCCGATTCGTCGGCGCCGGCCAAACCCCAAGGACACCCCATGAAAATCCTCATCATCGAGCCCACTCTGATCAACCACGGCGACGACCTTGGCGGTCAGCATGCCGACATCGGCATCACCGACGCCCCCAAGGACGCCGCCCGCGCCGTCGTCCTCGCCGGCAAGGCGCTCTACGTCAGCCGCACCGACGACCCGAGCAAGACCGGCACGCACACCGCCACGGCGGAAGAAGTGAAGGCCGCGCAAGCCGCCGCCAAGGCGCAAGGCGCCGCCAAGGCGCAAGCCGCCGCCAAGGCGCAAGCCGCCGCCGACTGATTTTTGCGCCGATAGCACAGACCACAGCCAGGACAAAGCCATGTCGATCCGCCTCTTGCAAGCCGTCTTTCTCTCGGGGGTCTATACCGCTGTGGACGGGGCGACGTTGTATTTGTCGCCTGGGCTGGAGGCGGACCTGGTGGGCCAAGGAAAGGCTGCATGGGTGACTCCACCCGTCATGCGAACGAACCTCGTTGACCATAGCGCCGACCATGCCGCAATGGGCTTCCCGCTGTGGGAAAGCGGGCTGTTTTTTATTCTGTTTCCCGGCGACGGTGGATCAAGCGGCCTGATATTTACCGGCTTGGCGTCAGGTGCCTTTACGCTGTCCGCCGGTATTGCGAACTTCATCCCGTATCGGTTCTGCGCCTATCTGCCAGCCGACCAGGCGTACTCTGGAAGCGCCGCCGGCTGGTATTACGGCACGATGAGCAGCGCAACCGCGGGTGTTCTGTACGCCGAGACATACGACCCAACATCAGGAATTGCGCCTGTCTTCCCGTCGTCGCCAACTGCCTTGCCGGTAACAAAACTGACGCGGCTTACGCAGACGACCAGCGAAATCACGTTCATGCAGGCGCCGGCGCGCGCCATGCTTGACAACGATCTGCTGCGCGCCGTATTCCGAGCCGTAGGCACCAGTACGGCTGGCACAAAAACGCTTACGGCGCGTGCTGATAGCACGATCATGTGGCAACAAAACTGGACCGCGACGAGCACGGTGATGTCTGGCGAGTTTGGATGGCAATCTGCGGGTAGTGCAGACAGGCAGGTTGTTCAAAGGTCCGGGTCAATTTTTGGGCAGACAGGAATTACATCGCTGTCCGGAAATGAGTTCAAAAACGTTGACCTAAGTGTGGCTTGGCTGGCCAAAATGTCGGCAACTATTTCAGCGAACACGGAGATGTTCGCTGTCGGAATAGCAGGCATATTCATTACCTAAAGGTGGCACCATGTCCATTCAGACGTTCCAAAGCTCCCCTGCAGGATTAGCCGCCGCCTCTGCCGTTGCTGATCCAAAGCACATCTGGATTGACGGCAATGTAATCGTCTGCTTTACCGGCGCAGACATTCCGGTTTTCGACCCGCGCCCGACTGTCACCAAGTGGCAGTTGGTGCAGGCCTGCGCCGACGCAGGCATTACCGAAACGCAAATTAACGCATCTGTTGCTCTGCTCACCAGCAAGCGCCAGCGATTCTGGACGCACACCAACATCATCGACCGGGATAATCCGTTCTCCAGTAACTTGCGGACCAACCTGACGCCGGTGCCGACGCCGGCGCAGTGGAGTGCGATCTTTATTGCGGCCGCAGCGCTTGATCCGCTTGTCGTGTAGCCGTGTTCGCCGAGAACCTCAACTACTTCTACGACACCGGTCCATTCGGCCTGGCGACGCTCTGCGCGCTCGGCGCCACGACCTTCGCCGGCCATCTCGACACGGTCGGCGAGAACGCTTTTGACGCGGCCGCCACCACCACGCACACCCTGCGTTACCAGGACAGCATGCTGCTGTCCGCCGGCGACATCGTCACGATCAACGCCGTGAATTACAAGGTGCTCGGCGTGCCTCGCCAGATCAATACCGCCGAGCGCCTGGCGCACCTGGTGCGGCAGCCATGATTTTCGATGTCGAGGCGCTCCTGCTCGGCCGCCTGGCCGCCAAGTGCGCGCCCGGATCGGTCCTGCTCGGCACCTTCGACCCCGTCGACCTCACCGACGACAGCACGTCGCCGGTGGTCGCACAGATCCAGATCGCCGGCACCGAGCCGACCGGCTCCACGGGCCGCAATCTGCGCCTTGGCGTCGTCTATGGCGTGCACGTGTTCCTCGACACCGCCCGCGCCGACGCCGGCGAAAAGCAAGCCGCCGCCGACCTCTTCGAGGACGCGCTGCAAGCCCTGGTCGACTACGAGTACCAGCCCGGCCGGCACGTCGAGATTGTCGGCGGCAAGACCACCGAATTCGACGGCCGCGTGCTGCGGCTCGCCTTCGGCCTCACCTTCCCGGCGCATGTCGTCGGCACCTGACTAGCATAGGAGATTCAAATGGGTTCCGCATTCATCGGCAAGGCCAAGGTCCGCGTGGCGCTGTTCAGCGCCGGCAGCACGTTCGAGAACCGCCCGTTCCGCTACCTGGAAAACGTCAGTGATTTTCAATTCGCGTTCGCGGAGGAAGAAAAGAAGCTGCCCGACTTTGCCAGCACCGCAGGCGGTGTTGACGCCTCAGTAAAGCGCATCACCGACATTACTGGCTCGCTCGACATGCGCCACTTCACCGCCGACAATCTCGCGCTTGCGCTGTGGGGCACCACCGCCGCGCTGGCCGCGACGCCGATCGTCGACGAGGCCGGCTACAAGATCGTCCCGAATATGTTCGTGCCGACCAAGCGCCTGATCAACACCAGCGTGGCGCCGGTGGTCAAGAAGGGCGCCACGACGATTCTGACGGCGGACTACACCGTCAGCGCCGGCGGCATCACGATTTCAAGCACGATCACGACGGGCTCGGTTGTCTCGGGTGACGCCATCACGATCAGTTACACCCCGCTGGTCGGCGCCGACGTGCAGGCTCTGATCAACTCGGCGCCGGACATCTCGATCCACGTCGAGGGCGTAAACCAGGTGGACGGCAAGCAACTCATCTTCAAGGGCTACAAGGCCAAGTTGGGCGTTGCGCAGAATGTCTCCCTGATCGGTGACGACTTCGGCACGCTGCAGATTTCGCTGACGTTCCAGAAAGACGAGACGATCGTCACCGGCGGCAAATCGCAGTATTTCGAGCTTCAGCAGGCCACCTAAATGCGCGCGATCAAGACGATCGAGCTGTATCCGGAAGACGGCGGTGAGCTCGCCGTGGTCGTCCGCGAGCTCACCGTTGCCGAAGTGCGCAGCGCGCTGCTCACCGACGAAGCGATCGGCGACCCGCTGCAATCGCTGGTCTTCGACGGATTCGGCCTGGGCGATCTGCTCATGCAGTGCGATGCCGCCGCCGCCGACCTCGAGCGCTGCACGCCGAGCGAACTCGCGCCGCTGGTCGCCGCGTGCCAGGAGCTGAACCCGTTTTTTTTTCGGGTGCGCCAGGCGATCGCGAGGAGCGCAAAAGCGGTGCAGGCCGCCGTCGAGCAGACGCTCTTGACCGGTCCTGTTGCGTCCTGATCCAGGGATACGGACATACCAACCCCTGGGCGTACCCGTATCGCACCTATGAGATAGCGGTATCCCTGGCCAACGAGGAAAGCGGCAAAAAGTGACCACGAAAGTCATAATCACCGGCGACTCCTCGAACGCCGTCAAGGCCGTCGAGCGCCTGCGCAAGGAAATCGGCTCGCTCGATTCGATTGCCAAAACCGCCTTCTCGCTGGGCGGTGTCATCTCCGCCGCCGGCCTGATCGCCTATACCAAGACCATCATCGACGCCGCCGACGCGCTCGACGAAATGAGCGAGCGCACCGGCGTCTCGGTGGAAAACCTGGGCCGCCTGCAGTACGCCGCCAAGCTCTCTGGCGTCGAGTCCGAGCAGCTCGGCAAATCGCTGCAAGCGCTTTCCGGCGAGATCGTCGCCGCCGCCGGCGGATCGGAATCGGCGATCGCGAAATTCAAGCGGCTCGGCATCAGCGTGCAGGACGCCACCACCAAGCAAATCCGCCCGGCAAACGAGGTGCTTCTCGACCTGGCAGACGCCTTTGCGCTGCTCCCCGAGGGCGCCGAGCGTTCCGCGCGCTCTGCCGAGCTTTTCGGCGGCAAGCTCGGTGGCGTGATGGTGCCGTTTCTCGCGCAAGGCCGCGCCGGCATCCAAGCCCTGGGCGACGAGATCGAGCGCCTTGGCGGCTTGATGAGCGCCGAGACCGCCAAAGCCGCCGCCGAATTCAACGACAACCTCGACCGCCTGAAAACAACGGCATCGGCCGCCGGCATCGCCGTCGCCAACGCGCTGTTGCCGACGCTGAACAAGCTGACCACCGAGTTTCTCACCGCGCGGGGCGCCGGCTACAGTTTCCTGGGCGCGCTGTCGCTCACCGGCACGATTGGCACGGTCGAGAAGCAAATCGAGCGCGTGACCGCGCGCCTCGCCGAACTCAACGCGGAAAAGGCGCGCGGCGATGTCCGCGGCCTGCTCGGCGCCATCTCCGGCAAGAACGTCGCCGACGACATCGCTCAACAGGAAAAGCTGCTGAAATTTTACGAGACCTTGCGCGACAAGGGCTTGCAGGACGAAGCCGCCAACGCCGCCAAGCGCCTCGCCCTGGGCGCCCAACTGCAGGCCAAGCTCGGCGACCTCGAAAAGCTACGCGCCGTTGCCGCTGGCAAGGCGTCGGCCGACATCCTGCTCGATGACGACAAGCGCACCGCCGCGCAGATCGCCAACGCGGAGAAACTGCGCGACGCGCTGCGCACCGCCTGGCAGACCACGCTTGCCGACGCCAAGGCCGCAAGCGACGAAGCCAAGAAGCTCCTCGACCTGGCCGCAACCACGCGCACCGCCGGCGCCGACAAGGCCGCCGAGATCCGGCGCAGCCAGCTACCGAAGGAAGACCAGGACAAAGCCAATCTGCGCGACGTCCTCAACATCTCGGACACCGCCGCCGAGAATGCGCTTCTCGCCAAATTTGCCGCGCAGAATGGCCGCGCAGAAGCCGCCGCCAAGCTCGCCGAAAGCGCGCTCAAGGATGCCGAGCGCGCGCAGAAATTCGCCGACAAGCTCTCTGACCCCGAGCAGCAAGCGCGCGCCACGGAGAAGATTGCCGAGGCGCAAGCCACCGCGCAAGAGGCGCAAGCCAAGATCAAGGAAAAGCAGGCCGCCGACGCCACCGACGTGGCCAAGCAGCAGTCGGACCGAATCAAGGCGCTCGACGCCGAGCTTGCCGCTTTGCAGAAGAAAGCCGGCGAGATCAGCGTGCAAGTCCGCGTCGACGAGGCGCTCGGCGCTATCGCTAACCTCAAGGCTCAGATTGCCGCGCTTGAGGACAAAACCGTTACCGTTACCGTCAAAACAGCGTCGTCCGGCAATGCCGCCGGCGCCGAGGACTATGCCGCCTATGCCGCGGCCGCCGACTTTCGCAAAGAGGGGTTCGCGCGAGGCGGCTACACCGGTCCCGGCGGCAAGTGGCAGCCGGCAGGCGTGGTGCACGCCGGGGAGTTCGTGCTCCGCCAAGAGGTGGTCCGCCAGCGCGGCATGCTCGCCATGCTCCAGCGCCTCAACCGCGAGGGCCTGAGCGCGCTGCCGGGCTTTGCCAGCGGTGGGCTGGTCGGCGGCTTGTCGATCGGCATGGCCCGCGCGCCGCAAGCCGCTGCCCAGCGCGCCGCCGCCGTCTTCAACTTCCCCGACTTGGGTGGCCGCTACCCGGTGACGATGGACGCCGACCCGCTGCGCCAGCTTGAGGACGCTTTTGCCCGCCTCGCCCTGCAGAAAGGGGGCCGCCGATGACTACGCTGCTCAAGATCGGCTCGCTGGCCGTCCCGAACCGCGCCGCCCTGGACCTGGACCAGACCTACGAGACGATCGGCGGGGAAGCCTTGCTGCGCACCGTCTCCGGCGCCGGCATCAAGCAAGAGACGTGGCGCCGCCTGCGTACCACCATCAGTGGTGGCGGCTGGCTGCCCGCCGGCCTGGGAACGATCGACACGTCGACCACGCAGACTGTGGCCTGCATCGTCCCGCGCGCGCTGATCGCCAACGCCAGCCGCCAGGCCACGCTGCCCGCAGGCCGCCGCGCAGACGCCGGCCACCTGCCGTTCGCGCTCGCCCTGCTGCCCTTCGGCGACGTGGTGCCGACCCCGCTGTCCATCGTCGGCAACGTCGGCACCGCCGCCGCCGTCGCCGATGCCATCGGCTATCAGATTCTGTATTTCCCGTTGCTCACCTGCTGGGTGCAGCGCCCCAGCGAATCCGGATCCCGCGGCGACGCCAGCTATCGGTGGGAACTTGTGGCCGAGGAGGTTTGACGTGACGGCTCCGGAAAAGGTGGTTATCGGCAATGCGGAATTGTGGCTGGGGGATTGCCGGGACGTGCTGCCGCTGTTGCCGGCGTGCGACCTGATTTTGACTGACCCCCCGTATGGGATAGCGCGCGACAAAGGCGCCGGCGGAGGTGGTTTTGATTCGACCGGCAAGTACCGGAGAAAGCCGCGCCGCTATTCCGGAGGGTGGGATAGTTCCCCCCCCGACGAGGAGCTTCTTGCCTCTGTAATCAGCGCTGGAAAAGTCGCAATTGTTTGGGGCGGGAATTATTTTCAGCTTCCCCCGGGGGGAAAATGGCTGGTCTGGAACAAACAGCAGGTTATGCCGACGTATTCCGATGCCGAGCTAGCGTGGACCACGCTGCCAGGTGTGTCTGTAAAGCTGTTCACTCTTGGATGCAACTCTGCGCGCATCGAGCTTGGCCTGCACCCCACGCAAAAGCCGGTTCTCCTCATGGATTGGTGCATACAGCTTGCCAAGAACGCGGCAACTGTCCACGACCCGTTCATGGGCTCCGGCACGTCAGGCGTTGCCGCTGTTTCGCGCGGCCTGCGGTTTGTCGGCATTGAGCGCGACCCGGAATACTTTGACATCGCTTGCGAGCGCATCGAGAACGCGCAGCGGCAGCGCGCCATGTTTGATTGCCATCCACAAATCGCGCCGCCGGCCGTGCCACAACAGGCCGCGTTGATCGCATGACCAAGGCCACATAACCATGCCAGAAACCTACGTCGGCACCACTGGCGCCGCCGGCGCCGCCGGCATCTGGACGACCATCGTCACGATAGCCGGTGTCGATGTCACCGAAAGCATTTTCGGGAACATCGTCATCTCCGCCGAGGAAGACAGCGCGCGCGTGGCCGATCTGACCATCGTCCCGGCTTCGACCAGCTTTACCGTCGCTGCCTGGGTAGGCAAAGCGGTCACGATCGACATCGCGGCCATGCACACCGGATCCCCGACCAGCGCCGCGCGCCTGTTCACCGGCATCATCGACACGCCCGTGCTCGACCTGGCCGGCCGCCGCATCGGCCTGCGCTGCACGGACAACCTGCAAGGCGTCGTCGAGGCGATGGACGCCGCGGCGATAGAGTCCGCCATCCCCGGCGGCTATTACTCGCCGGCCATCTTCGACCCGGCCGCGCGCGGCTGGTCGCGAGCGCAAGACCGCCTGTCCACGGTCCCCGCGTCTCTCGATCTGACGCCGGCCGGCGCGCTGCGCCTCACCGCCTGGCAACCGAAGACGGTGGCGGACCTCGCCTTCACCGACGCGCACCTTCTCGACGGCAGCCCGTCCGTGTCGATTGCCGGCGCCCATGAGCTCACCAACTCGGTGGTGGTCGACTTCGGCTACCGCTTCCCAAGGGTCAAGGCGGAGACCTACTCGGTGGGGTACGACTACGTCAACGCCGGCACAATCTCGGATTTTGCGGCCGCGCTGTCGTGGTTCCTGCAGCGCTCGGCGGTCGAGTCCGCGCTCAAAAGCGCCGGCGCCAAGATTGTCGCCATCTCGTACACGCCGCTGCCCGGCTCCGCAGTCGGCTCCTGGGTGCCTGGCCCCTACGACGGCGAGTTGTGCATGGGCTTCACGGCGACCGTGACGTTTGACTATGGCCAGACGATCGAGGAGCGATTCACGATCACGGTGTCGGCGCCCAACTCGATCGCCGCAGTCGGCACGCGCCGCGACCGCCTGTCTGGCGCGCTCGAGGGCGTCTATCCGCCGATCGTCGCCGCCGAGACCTCGATGCTGCTCTACGGCAACGCGATCAGCTCGATCCCACCGCAGGACACGGCCCCCGGCGTGATTGGCCAGACCACGTCAGCCGAAGTGACGTTGACGCCAGACTCGGATCGGGCCGCCGCCGACGCGGCCATGGAAACGCTGATTGCCATCGCCAAGACCAAGATTTGGCGCTCGCACCGGCACAACACGGTGTCGGCTTCCGTCGCGCTGAATCCGTCGATCGACGTGGACAAGACGCTGTCGGTTGCCTC